CGCACCCGTAGGCGTAAGGATTTGCATCACAGGACATCCCGCAGGTTCGCGCGCTCGAACCCCGTCAAAGTCGTGGCCCGGCTCGCGTTGACTATCTGGACGCCGAGCGCATCAAAGTCCTTTGCAGCCTGCTCATACCATGCCGCCCAGCGTGCGAACCCGGGCCGCCGGTTCTGCAGCTCCTCGGGATGGCTTCCATGCCAGTGGCCCTGTGAACCGTTCCAGCGCTGGTCATAGCCGAGCAACACGATTCGCGCCGCCCCGAACTGATGTGCAAGGCCTAGCGCACAGAACCCGCTATTGCCGCCCCAGCCGATTACGCCCGGGGTGTTGCTGATCCCGGGCAACTTGCGGTCGTATGGGCAGCGCTGAATCAGATGGTGTTCATAGACGGGGTGGCCGCTCCAAAATTCTCCCGTACAGCTCTCGGCCATTTCGCCGATGTACAGCCGCCACCAGTCATCATCCGAGCTGTAGTGCACGTCTGCCCATGGCGCCAGGCGAAATGTCGTGTTGACCGTAATAGCCCGAGCCTTGCCGCGCACGTATTCGGCATCCTCCGCGCACATGCTCGGGCCGGACGCCATGCACACGACCGTCTCACCTGCCCAGCGCCGCCAGGATTTGAAGCTCATCCGCAAGCCTTCCGCGCTGAAAGCACCGCAGCGCTGTTTCACGTGAAGCATTAATCACTCGGCAATTTTGCCGCCGCGCATAGCCAGCCAATTGCGAAAACTTGCCCGGCCAGGTCTTCATGGAGCGGGCATTGCTCATGTTCGCGGGGTGGTCACCGTGCCAGTGCACTTGCCCCCCTGTCTTTTGCGCGTCGTAGCCGAGCAGAATCACTCGGGCCGCGCCCCCCACAACCGCCAGAGAAATCGCGCAAGCCCCGGAGTTCCCGAAATTTCGGAACCAGGGCTTTGCGCTTAAATTCATCGCACCGTACTTCGTGGCCTGCTGCGAAGTCGTCAACCTGGCGCCCTTGAAATCCGCCTCGACTTCCTCGTGATAGCGCGCCCACCAGACGGCATCTACACCGAAGAGCACGTCCGCCCAGGGCGCCATCCGAAATGTCGTGTTCGTGACGATGCTCGGCACGCCGGCACAGCGCACGAGTTCGCAGTCTTCAGTGCAGAGTGATGGACCCGACGCCATGCAGGCGACAGTGGCACCGCGCCATCGGTCGACCCAATCAGCCGTCATCGACTCCACTCGTGCAAAGTAAAGTGATCCATTCAATACCGCTTGCAGGATCGCAGATAACCGCTTGGACGTTATAGACCGTGCCCCGATGGGCCACGCGCATGCTCGGCATGATCCCTGGGCGGTAGCGGATCACGATTCGCGTTGAGACTTTCGACTGAACTGCCTGCGCCGCGATCAGCTCTCGCCCCGACAGCGGGCTAATCTCGGCAGGCACCATTCGATGTGCCGTCCACCACTGCTCGACCTGTGCGCCGTCTGAATTAATATCAACAATCAGTTCATCGATTGTGATGCGATGGCGCAGTCGACCGGCTTCCATGCTCAGGCCATCCCCAGCCGAACGCGGCGCGGACGCAAAAGCGCATCGACGCCTATGGGCATGCTCATGTAGGGCTTGTCCGTGCTGTCCTCGCGGTTCGCATACAGCGAGCCGACCAGCAGCAACATTGCCGCGCGAATCTCCCACGGCAACGGCTCGTCATCTGAACCGACGCCGAACCCCGCAAGGAACCGAACGCGAATCAGATTTGGCGCCGCTGTAACGCTTGGCCACGCGGCAACCGGCACCGCTCGCGCCGGAACACTGAATGCGTCCAGGTTGTAGGTCAGGTCGTCCAGCATTGAATCACTGCCGGCGCCGACAGTAATTGACTCGATAGAGTTCACGGGCCCAACGGGAAACTCGATTGCACCGTCCGGGAATTCGTCAAGAGCCATTTCGTAGAGCGCGGGGCCGATGACAAGGCCGGTGAAATTCTCGGCGTAGGCGCGCGCGGCGCTGGCCATCGCCAAAATCTGCGCGTCGTCCGGGTGCGTGCCGTTCCCATCGCTGTCGATGTCATACGGCTGCACATTCAGATGCGCCCGCAATTCATCGATCGTGAGCAGCTCGCCGACCGGGCGATAGATGAGCTTAAGCGCCATGGCTTACCCCCGGACGGCGACGCGTGCATCGCTGCCGCGCTCGCCTTTTTCGCCGCGTTCACCATTGCGGCCATCGCGGCCGCGCTTGGCGCAGAGCTTCCAGACTGCAGCGTTTGTCGGACTGGGCCGCTCGGTCGTCGGCGCCTCACAGTGCCACAGCGATCCGTCCCAGGTCACCACGTCGCCGCGCTCGAATGTGCCTTCGCGGAAGACGCCCCGATACACCATCGTTGGCATGCTGAACGAGTTCTGCGCGATGGAGCCATCGCTAAAGCGCACGTCAAGGCCGAAGCCGCGCTCGTGCACCTGGCGCAGCTCGATTGCGGCCACGCCGCGAACGATGGAAGCCCAGCCAGCGGCTACGGGAGAGCCGTCCTCGGGCAATGGTTCCGTGTGACGAATGGCGCGGATGATGCCGCCCTGCCACTGCGCGAAAGTGCCCCGCGGGTAACACTTGGCCGGATCGATGGCGGGCAGGATGTCGATTTCGAGCGCGTCGCGGCCGGGAGAACCATCCTTGCCTTCTCGGCCATCGCGCCCGTCTTTGCCATCGCGCCCGGTTTCACCTGGGGGGCCCTGCTCGCCCGGTGCACCAGGATCGCCCGCCATGCCATCCACACCGTCGCGCCCCGGCTCCCCTGGCGCCCCGTCCTGTCCAGGCGCGCCAGCGTCGCCCTGGGGGCCCTGCTGCCCTGCTACCCCGTCCTGGCCATCCCTTGCAACGGGCAATGCTGCGACGGCCGCACCCACCAGCTCGCGCACGATCGGCTGCAGCTCCTCCACACCGATGCTGCGCCCATCGGAGCCGGTTGCGCCTGGGTCGCCTTTTTCGCCGCGTTCACCTGGGGTGCCGGCTTCGCCGCGCGGGCCGGCCGGGATGGCTTTGATGCGTTCGTCGACAGTGTCCAGCCGTTCCGCCACAGCGGCCACAGCGGTAGCGACGTATCCGCGCACGGACGCGATGATTGCGTCGCCAAGCGCTTTCATGTCGGCGTGCATTCGAGCCCCTTCGCGATGTACTCGATCAAGTCGAGCGTTTCCTGTGCGGCAGCAGCGGCGGCTTGCCCGTCGCCTGCCGCGGGGCCTGCCGCGGGATCAGTGGCCGGCGTGGGCGCGGGCGCGGGCGCAGGCTTCGCAAACGGGTCGCCACTATCGCGCTTGGCCAGCGCCGCGAGCGAATAGTTTTGCACCTGCAGATACGGCGTGTCGCCACCGTCCACGCCGCGCATGCCGCGTTTGGCGCGCGCTTCGTTCGGCGCCATCCAACCGCCGCCGACCGCGTCATTGAGTGTCTTGATTTGCGTCGCGGTATCCATGCGCAGCAAGCCGTCCAAATCAAACTCGGTGCCGAGAGCGCGCGTCGCGACGTTGACGAGCCCCAGGCCTTCGTCCAGGCACGCCTCGCAAGACTCAATGAGCGCCTGCAAGCACTGGCTGTAATACTGCTGATTCAGCGCTTCTATGTTCGTGTATGTCGGCATCGCGCCCACACCGACCATGTACGGCGGCACGTGAAAGGTCGAGCAGACCTGCTCCGACGACAGTTTCAATTGCTCGACGAGCTGCGCGTCGATGGCGTTGACCGTCATCGCTTCATATTTCAGGCCGTCGCCGAGAACGGCAATCTTGCCCATCTTTTCGCCGCTGTAGTTGTCTTCCCAATGCCGTTTCAGTCGCGCCGCGGTGTCATCGCTGATCTGGCCCGGCGCCGTCAGGATGCCGCTTGGCCGGCTCATGTTCTGAAAAAACTGGGCGGAATTTTCTTGAATCTTCAAACCCTGCGTCGCCGCGAGGCCGCACGCATAGATGGGCGAAATGCCGACCAGCGGATGGAACAGACACACCATGCGGTCATGAATGATTTCACTCGCGGGCACCGCGGGCAGGCCGACAGGAACTTCCGACAGGTCGTCATTCTGGAGCTGGTAATAGACAGATCCATCCGGCGCGACAAGCGGCTTAACGCGGTTCGGGTCAAGAATGAATAGATCAGTAACGATGCCGCGGTCGTCGCGCACTTTCAGCGCGTAAGCGTTGCCATGCGTGAGCTTCGATACGATCCATTGCTCTATGAATTTCTGGCGCGTCTGATAGCGATTCGGCTTGCGCAATACGGGGCTGAACGCAGCACTCGTCGTCTCCTGCCAGATGTCGTCCGCGCCTTGTTGCATCAGCTTGATTCGCAGCTTGCCGATGTCGCCCGCAATGAGCGTGATGCAAGCAAACACCGTTGAGAACGCCAGCACCAAGTCGGCCCGCACCTCGACATTGGTTTGCCATGCACCCGGGAACGATTCCCGAATGATGGAAAACCAGCCGCCGCGGTTGTCGACGGGCGCGAGCGGGCCGACAGCTTTGCGGCGCCCGATGGTGAGGCCGAAGAGTTCCATCACTCGTCCGTGTTGGGCGACGCCGCGTCGTCGTCACCGTTGCCGCCGCCGCCATTCGATGCCGGTGGGGTTGCCGGTACTTCAAAAGGCACGGGTTGCGTGAGCGCTTCCCGCGGCACGACGTGCGGAACCTCCTCGATTGATTCGGCCGTCATGTCGCGACGTTTGTAGGCGCGCTTGACGCGCGGCGCGGCCGCGGTCGCAACAGCGGCCGGCTTTGCATCTTGCGCAGTGACCTGGCGCGGCGGCGCCTCGGGAGTCGCGGGCTTGATTGACGCGTGGCCCAGCGCAACCAACAGCCGCGCATCGCGCGTGCGTGCACTGAATTCGTCGCCAGCATTCAGGGCCCGGGTGGAATAGCGAAATCGTTTCGACGCTACAAGCGTTTGCTGATTCATTTGCGAGTCTCCTCAAAATGATGGGCCGCCCGCGGGCGGCCCAGGTTGGCAAACCTACCGGCGCCCTATTAGCTCGCCACTTCGCCGTAGTTCGCGCCGCTGATGTACTGCACAGCCTCGGCGCGCGCTTTCTTCCAAGTGATCCACCGCTCGGCACGAATGCCGACGCAGTTTTTCTGCCAGAGGCTAAACACCGGGGTACTGCCGCCGGCCATGTCGAGCGTCGCTTCGCGGCTGGCGTCGATCATCGTGACGCCGTCGTCGGCGAGCAGGATTTCCGAAGGCTTGGCCATCACGATGATGGAACCGTCCGAATCGCTGGGCACGTTTTCGCTCACGATGACTTGCATGCCGCGCAGCGTGCCGCCGCCCACGTTCAGGCCCGGGAATTCCGGCTGGCCCAGGGGGTTCACCATATCCGACAGTGCATCGGCGCTGAGCGAATTCATGATGAGCACGGAACCAGACGTGTTCATGTTCACGGCACCGTAGGCCGCGCGCAAGGCGCGCATGTCAGCGCGGAAATCGTCGGCCGAGCTGCCCGAGGCCGTGATCGGGGTAACGCCATTCGTGATCGACGCCGGATGCACACCCGCGCTTACCGCGACCGTCGGGTCAATGAATTGCGCGTCCAGGAACTTCGTGACTTGCTTGACCATGTCGTCGCGCACGAGCGTTTCCGCATTCGGCGTCGACAAGCGCACCAGCTCGTCCGTCAGCACGACGATCCCGGCGCACTTGTTGATGCCCAGCGTGACGGTGTCGAATGCCAGCTCGCCCACGGGCTTCGGCGCCGCTTCGCCAACCCAGTTCACCAGACTGCCGCTCGTCTGAACGGAAATCTTGACGTTGAACGGCACGCGGCGCAGCCCTTGAATCTTGCCGATGATGGTGCCGGGCATGAGGAGTTCAATGAACTCGCCCGACAGGTTCGCCGCGTCGACCAGCGGCAACGCCCAATGTGCGCCCGTGGTAGTGCCCGCCACGGCCTTGATGTACTCGATAACCTGCGGGGTGGAACCCTGCCAGCGCTCGGCGAACTTCAAGGCGTCGGACACGGAACCGCGGCCGTTCGCCATTGCGATGACGTAGCGAATGAACGCGGTGCCCTTGGGCAGATTGTCCTTGACGAACAGCACCGCGCCGCCGCGGGTTTCGGCCGCCTTGGTCTGGTCTGCGGTGTTTTCTCGGGTGACTTCTTTCGACTTCTGCACATTCAGCTTTTCGAGCATGCGCAGCCGCACCAGGTCAGCATCGGCCTGCTTCACGTCGAGTTCAAGCGCGTCGAACTCTTCCGCTTCCGCTTCGTCGGTGGAACGGCCTTCGTCCATCGACTTCTGCATGATTTCGCCAAGCCGCGCGGTCTTCGCGGCGCGTGCCGCTTCAAGCGCGGCAATCTGTTCTTGAACGGTCTTCATTTCGGGGCGTCCTTTCGGAATAAGAG